CGCTAAGCCTAGTGGTGATATCAATTATTGCGTTTCGACGCGAGATCTTGATTGGGCCCTCGGCCTGTCACCTCTGGTGCCAGAGTCTGACGCTCCCAACCGCAGCTTAGATCGTCTGGAGTTGGAGGAGGAATACCGTGCCGCGGTCGAGTTAGCTCGATCACGCTCTAACCCCTCCAAATCCCACTCCGACCTCTTCGACGGCGTTTGGGAAAGCCTCCGGGACGAGCCCTATGATGAGGACCCAGCCGAGAGGCGAGCAACCCTGCGAGAGCAGATGCGGGAGCTTCGAGATCTCGCCTTCAATGGCGATCCTGATGCCCACCGCCTTGTCGAGTTTTACGACAAGTTCACCGGGTCAAACCGTGATTGGTTGTCTCAACCCAAGATTCGTGAGAGCGATTTAAAAGCGGAAGCTCTTCCCGGTTCGGTGAAGACTACTACGCCTTTGAACCCGAACCGCGCTTCTTGGAAGCAACAGACTCCGAGGGTCTTGGCCTCCGATTCGTCGGGACCACAGTCTCAGTTCGGTCAGAGTCAAAGCGAAGAGCTTACCCTCTCCTTGAGAGAGGTCGCTCGCTTGCGACAGATCCTGGCCTCACTGACCGAGGCAGAGAAATCTGCTCCGGCCTTAGTCAACTCGCCCCTCCCCCCCGTGGAGCCGCGGCCGAGCTCACCTCCCTCCGACTCCAAGCTCGGAGGTTCGTCTGCGAGAGCCAAAGGCAAATCCACATCTCAGAAGAAACCCTAAACACCATCGTGTCGCGATACCCCAGGACGCAAGTCCCTGGGGGATTCGCTTCACAGACGTTGGATGAGGAGTTGATTCGAGAGAGGTGCAGATTGTTGATGGCGCGTCAGAAACGGGACTCCTCCCCTGGACACCCATGGATTCAGTTGGCCAAAACTAAAGGTGGGATCATCGATCACCACCAAGACCTTTTGATCGACGAGACCGTGGCTGTCCTTAGGAGGTGGGCCGAACCTGTTGGCTCTTTACCAGCAGATCCGGTCCTTTTGGTCCGAGGTGGTTACACACACGCAATCCGCTTGTTCGTTAAGAATGAGCCCCATAAGCTTTCCAAGCTTAAGGAGGGTCGCGTGCGTCTGATCGCTGCAGTCCCGTTTCACATCGTTTTGGCAGAAATGCTGCTCTTTGTCGATCAGAACGAAAGAGAAATAACCCATTGGGACAAATGCCCTTCCAAACCCGGCATTAGTCTCTCCACCATGGCCAGCACTCAAGCGCTTTGGGATGACCTTTATCCTAAACTTCGCGCTGGGACCCTCGCCTCGAACGATATGTCCGGATACGACTGGTCTCTATCCGATGCATTCTTCTTAGCCGAGGCCCAGATGCGAGTTCAACTCGCTGACGGAACAGGGACCGTCTTTGAGCGCTGTGCCCTCAATTGCTACTATTCCATGTGTAGATGTGTTGTGGCTTTGTCGGACGGACGTATGTTTTCCCAGGTATCTCCTGGGGTGATGTGGTCTGGCCGATATGTCACTAGTAGCAGTGATTCGCGGATCCGTGTCTTGGCTTCGGCTTTGACTGGGTCCGCCTGGTGTTATGCAATGGGCGATGATGCGCTCGAGGAATACATTCCAGATGCCCCCAAAAGGTATCTGGCTCTTGGCCTTAAGTGCACCGATCACGCCCTTTGCAAAGACTCCTTCGAGTTTTGTTCACACGAGTTCCGCGATGGGATTGCCTTCACTGTCAACCCTTCGAAAATTCTTTACAACTTGTTGTCTCAAAAGACTCCGAGTGACGAGTTGTTGTGGCAATTCAACCTCGAAATCGAGCACTCTCCAGATCGGGCGGTTCTCCTGGACATCGTTAAGCGCGCAGGGTGGGGCGCGCAAAACGATGCCTAAGAAGAACACCAAAGGTGGAACCAAAGCTCGAAAGACGACCCGAGCTAAAGGAAATAAAGGTCGTCAATCGATGGCCATGTCATCTGGATCCAATGTCGCATTGATGAGGCAGGTCTGCTCAATCACTGACCCGTTTTGCAATGCTGCCATTGGTTCCAAGTACCCGGATTCTTCAAGTCTGAAGACTCTTGCCTGGAGTTCACGCCAATTCGTTACCATCACCACTGATGCCAGTGGTCGAGGTGCGGTTTTCTTTGGCGTTGACCCCGGCTATGCGGTGGCCAGCGTTGCTACTTGGACCGGCGCGACTATGGCAGTCCTCACCCTCAATGCTCCAACGGCTATTGCCGGTTGGTCTAACTGGGCTGCTGTGACTGGCGTACAGTACCGTAACGTCTCTTATGGTGTGCAGGCCCGATCCATTCTTCCCATGATGACTAATCAGGGAAGTTTAGGTATCTTGGCCATCCCAGCGTCTTCCAGCGCAATCTCAACGATTGGGATTGACATGGATGCCACCAACTACTCCGCCAACCTTCGTGGAAGCATGAACGACTCTCGTGGTCTCGTTGCTCTCTCGAACAGTGACGGGGTGAATTCTAAGATGTTCAAGTATGCTTCTTCCCCCGGGGCGAATAGCTTCAACTCTGTCGGCAACGACATTTTAGTTGTCTATATCACCGGCGGACCTGCCTCAACGGCATCCGTTCAGGTTGAAATCGCTTCGCACTACGAATTGACTTTCGCCAGCAACACCGTCTTCAATACCATTGCTACACCCTCTGCTATTGAGAACGAC